TATATGGACACATCAGCATTTTTATTCTTTTATAGTCGTCACACAACTTATCTGTGCTGACCGAGAATTTGCACATCGGGAAAAATCTTTTTAGCTCTTTTCTCACGATTTGCAGGGCTTCTTTTTGCTCATTTTCGGAGGATAATGTCGCCTTGCGTTGCGGATTACTCAACCATTTGTGCACGTTATAGTATATATTCGCCGCTTCCTCAGTTGCGGTTTTGCTCGCCCTGTAGTAGATGTCGCCGCATCGGCAAAGCTTGTCGGCATCCTCGCCGTATATGACGTCACAATCAATCGGCATTATAGCCGCCCTTCCGGCGTTGCCCTCCAGAATGACCGGCTTTGTGCTGGTGTAGGTGTACACCTTGTTTATCCCCTTCAAAATCTTCATAGCGTCAACCAAGTACTTCGGGTTGATTACTACGCCCGTGTCGAATCTGTAGAAAATTTGCTTCTTCACGGCTTCCGCCTTTACGGCGTTATATTCCGCCGTGAATACCTCCAGATCCTGCGGAATGTTTCTTGCTTCCATGGGGTCTATTCTGTACTTCTCACGCTTGTAAAAGTGTACGAAATGACCGCTTAACGCATCCGCTAATATCCTGTCATACTCCTTGCCCGTGTTTTCCAGTCCGTTTATAGGCTCGTCGAGCATGAACACCCTGTAGGATGTCACTATGCACTGTTTGCCGTCCTCGTTTGTCCAGATGTTTAAACCCTCTTTTTTCATGCTGTTCACTGTTTTTTTCATGATTAATCTTCCTTTCCGCCTGCTTTAGGCTATCAACTGTTTTAGTTTTAAAGGCTCACGCCGACCGCCTTTTTTCGGCGGTTTCGTCTTAATTTTCAAAGACTCATCAGGGCGTTTAGTTAGTCACTGATGTAGCTCCAGCTTCTCACGGCTTTAAGCCCGTAACGCTTCAAGTACCTTTCAATCTGCTTTTCAAAGTCTTTTTTAACCGCCTCGTGCGCCTCTATAAGCTTATCCAAAAATTCAACGTCGTTGCAAATCTCGCCTTCAAACTCTCTGCCATTGAACGTGTCTACTACTGTCCAGTAGTTTAAAATACAATCCTCGGACTGACTGTAATAGTGCGCTCCCGTGCCTATCATGTAGCGGGGGTGGTCGCCCTCCACCCAATTCCAAGTCATCGTTTCACGAATCTTTTCAAGCTCTTTTATTTCCTCGTTCAAGTCCTTAAGGTTCGCCGCCTTGAAATAGTCCTCGCTCGTCCTTGCTGTTTTCGCCATATCCTCGGCATCGCTCACTTCGTCTTCTGTTGCTCTCCCAAACATTCCGCAGCCGAAGCAGAAAACTTTCTTGATTTTCGGCTTGCCAACCCCGTACAGCTTGCCGCCGTGTTCGATTATGTACGCCGTTCCTCTTGCGCAATGTTTAACCATTTTTTCATCGTCCCATACTTTTTTTAGTTCCTCGGTGTAGATTGCTTTCAGTTCCTTTTGTGTCATGTTTTTTTACCTCCAAAAAAATTTTCAAAACCTCTTGACTTCTTGCTCCGTTCGTGTTATAATGTAAGAGCATTGTTGAGCGGGTGCGTGTTATCCGCTCTTGCTCTTAGGGCTTTCACTTTCAAGGGTGCGGAAGCCCTTTTTCTTTTGCTAACCCTTACTTCTTGCGCTCTATAAGTGCTTCAATCTTGCGAATTGTTTCGGCTTTGTCCTTGCTGTCCTTGATAATCTGAATAACAGCCCTAACAAACGCCGTAAACTGAAAATCGTTCATTTCAAGCATTTTTGCTCCCTCCTTCACGGCTTCACGCCGCCGCTTTTTATCAGCCCTTGACAAGCCTGATAAATCGTGCTATAATAGTGTTATCGGATACCGCCCGCCCGGTCGCTGGGGTGTGTTGTCCTAACCACTATATATATTATAACACATATCACCATGACAGACAAGAGTAATATTGCACAAACATATCACCATGTTTTTATGTAATATGCTATTACACTATATGTTGTGGTTGGCGTTGAATATAGACACTATATATTGTATCAGATAAAAAATTGAATTTGTGAAATATTACAAATATGAGGTGCTAAAAATGAGTGAAACTATACAGAATGAACAAAAATTTGATAAAATTAAGTATAATGGCGAATACAACAAAAAAAATTATAAGCGTGTTATGGCATGGGTGAACCCGTCAATTGCCGCCCGTGTTGATGACTATTGCACCGCCGAGGGAATCAGCAAAGCCGAATTTATTCGCCGTGCTATTGACGCTCTCAGCCGATAGCGGCTCTTTTTTTGCGGTGAAACAATGACGTTACAACCGTAACATCTGCACCACAACATACATATCATTCGATATATACCTATACCCCTATGGGTATATCAAATCATACTAAACCACTAGGAATTAAAAAAGCATCCGGAATCTTCCGAACCGAACCGAACCAGAACGCCCGAATCTGCCTATCCGTCTATGGTAACTTTGGGCGGTTTTTTATCATAGCCGCCAGTTTTCGCCATTTTACGGGCTTTTCGGCGGCTTTTTTTAGGCTTTTTGCGGCTTCTGCGCCTGCTTTTTTTCGGGCTTTTGGACGGTCTTGCGGCGGCTCCGCCTGCTCCAGCTCTCAGGCTCTCAGGCTCTCGGGCGGGGGGGGATAGTTTACATTTGAGAGGTTCGGCGGCTACGTCACCAAGCCCAAAGCATATCTTTCCACCCGCACCAAGCGAGCGAGTTTACACAATCTCATCACGGGGTTTCACAAGCTCAACAAAACCCTAGTGACTTAGGGGACGTCTAGGGGAAATATCCACTAGGTAATTCAGCCTGCTATTTCATCGTTTGAGAGGGTTCTAGTGGATTTTGGGGAAAAATTCCCTATGTTATTATATATTAAGAGTAATATTTGATAGCGAAGAAAAAAAGTTTCCCCTATATAATATATATTGATTTTACCCACTAAATCCACTAGGTTTTAAAAAAACACCTCTCAAACAATGAAATAGCGTACTTTTTGACCTAGTGGAAAACCTAGTGGATAGGCAAAATGAATCCACTAAATCCACTAGGTTTTAAGAAATTCACCTGTTAGGTGATTAAAATACCCACACCACACGCCCTCTGCCTCGGCAACACGCCTCAGCTATCAGAAGATTTCGTGACACCGGTGTCACAAATTGGAGTAGGTATACCAAAGTTGGAATTGCTTTCCGCTCTTCCCGAAGAATTTGTCCGGTCAACTGAACAAAATGGAATAAGTAAATCAAAATTGTATCTTCTTTCCACTCTGACAGATAAAGAACGCACGGAAACGAAACAGGTCTGTCTTGTCAACAAGACAAGATGAATTTGTGCAACCGGTTGCACAAAAAGTGTCTCACCGGTGAGACATATTGAATTGCAATTTCCGAAGATTTTGTGTCATCGATGACACAAAATGGATTAGGTTTCCAACTGGATTTGCGAAGTCAACTTCACAAAAATTTTGTAACATCGATGTTACAAATTGGAGTGAGTACAACAAAATTAGCACTTCTTTCCAATTTGTGAACCCGGGTTCACAAATTTTTATCTATCCTTCATGCACATAAAAAAACACTTCTTTCAAAATAATGCACATTTTTACTTGACAAAACACAAAAAGTGTGGTATAATATAATCAGACGGTGAGGGACTTCACGGCTTGGGGGACAAGTTGTGATAGGGTCATTGGTAGTATTCTTTCCTCTATTTTTTCATGATTTAGCTCCTTTCAAGAGCTTCGCAGCCAAGCTGCGAAGTGCCTTACCGTCAAGTAAAATTTGAAAAGTTTTTCCTACATCTGTAGGAGTTATGCCTTACAGTGAGTTCTGTAGGTGCGGAAAGGAAATCTTCCCGTGGTTAATGTATGCAAGTAGCGTACTAACCATGGGTAGGGTTTCCTTTTTTGTTTTTTTAGGGAGTGAAGGCTTGAAGGCAATCAGCAAGGACGAGGCAATGTACCTTCGGAGTGAAATGCCGAGGGTGTACATTGTGAGGACAAAGCGCAAATATTACGTCGAGGAAACTGCGGCTGTAACCGAGCGGCTGGACAGAAGGCGAGAAAATGAAAGCACCTGACAAAAGAGTGTATCAATGCACAAGGTGCGGACGGATAGCGGAAGAGCCGGACGGCAGCTTCTACGTATCTCCGGGCAGTCTTGCGTACAGGTTCACAAGAGGCTACTCGCACATTTGCAAGGCGTGCGTAGGCGAACTGTTTGATATGCTGACGGAGCGGCTGCACGACAGGAAAATGGCGGTACTGCTTGTCTGTCACTACCTTGACAAGTATTTCAGCGAGCCGCTGTATGAACAACAGAACAGCGCAAAGGACTTTAACATCGGCACCTACCTAAAGAAAACAAACATTTCGCAGTTCAAGGGCAAGACGTTCATGAACACGGTACAGGAGCTTCTCATGGCAGGACTTCACACCGAGAAGCAAAATCGTGAGGTTATGGAAGCCATGTGGGGCGGCAGTGACCTTAAGAACAAAAACTACGTTCTTTCGGCTGTGGGCTATGACTGCTTCACAGACGAGAGCTACACGGACGAGGGCAGAAAGTTTCTGTTCAACACTCTTGCAGACTATCTGACCGACGATGTTTTAGAAGACCAGCACAAGCTCCAATGCGTGATAAGCATGGTGAAAACGAGCTTGCAGGTTGAGGAGATAAACAAGCTGATAAATGCGGAGATAAGAAAGCCGATAATCGACAGCATGACGATAGACAAGTACACGGCTGTCAAGGACAAGCTGACAAAGATAATCAACTCCACGGCGAACGAGAACGCTATATCGGCTAAGACCTCGGGCAAGGGCGGCAGGGGCAGCAACACGCTCACGCACATCATGAAGGAAATGCAGGAGCTGGGCTTTGAGGAAGCAAAAGCGGACTTCAACAAAGCCAAGCTAAGCGAGAGTTATCGTGAGATAGCTGAGGACAATGCGGAGGCACTGGTTAAACGCTTACGGCTAACGGGTGACGAGTACGCCGACATGGTAGCCGTGCAGTCAAAGAAGGCGGCTGAAATGCAAAAGGAAATAGACAGGCTTAAGGAGGAGAACAGACAGCTCCTCATCAAACTGAAGCTGGCGAGTGAGAGCGAATGAGCCTTACCATAATAAACCGAAAGAACCGCAAGGAAATTTCGCAGCGGAAAATCGAAACCTACGAAAAGTACAATGAAGTGATACAGTGGGGCAGGCGCAAGCCGATTGACTTTTGTTCACGGTTCATGGGCGTTGAGCTGCTTGATTTGCAGAAGTATTGCATAACCGAAACATGGTTCTCGGAGTTTGCAATATGGTTAAGGTGCAGAAATGGCGGCAAGACCACGGACGGTGCTGTCTATGCAATGCTTAGAAGTCTGCTGTTCCCATACCATGCGACATACTTTTTGGGCAACACGGGAGAGCAGGCGAAGGAGACCTTCAAGAAGCTTGAGAAAATCGCCAAGAAGGAGATTGAGAGCTTCGCCGGGTGTACGGACGTGTTCACGGACGAGGTGCGCAAGCTAGGTACACAGGGTGACGGCTTCGTACACGATTCGGCTTCGTTCAAGGTTGAGCTGTTCAACGGTTCGGCTGTCTACACGCTAAACAGCGACATAACGAACATCAAGGGCAAGCGTGCGAACCTTGTATACTTTGACGAGGCAGGTTGGTTCACGGACGAGCTATTCATACAAGCGGAGCAGTTTACAAACCAGTCGGAGAACTTCAAGCTGGGTGCGGGAATAGACATGGCGCTAGAGCCGTTGGGCTTTCCCCGACAGCTGGTCTACGGTTCATCCGCTTCGGACGAATCGAGCGAGTTCTACAAAAAGTACCGCAGCTTTGCGAAAGAAATGCTGATGGGCAACAGAAAGTATTTTGTCTGCGACTTTGATGTTGACATGATACTTAAGGCTAAATACAACGGTGAGAAATATCCTCCGCTGATAAGCCATGACAAGGTTGAAAAGGCACTTGCGGAAAACCCCGAAAAGGCAAAGAGAGAGCTGTATAACGAGTTTTCGGCGGACAGCTTTCAAAATCAGATACTTACAAGGCGTGAGCTTAAGGCGTGCACGGTAAATCGCCCTCCGCTGCTTGAAAACGATACGGGCAACAGGCTGTTCGTAATCTCATGGGACAGCGCACGGCTTAACGACAACTCCGTAATCGAGATAGGCGAGATAAGGACAGACCCTAAGAAAGGGCTGTGCCTCGACCTGCATAATATAGTATCGCTTGTCGACGTCAGGACAAGGAACAAAATTCCGATGAGAATGCCCGAACAGGTGAAGAGGTTCAAAGAGCTTCTGCTGAAGTATAACGGCACGGATAAGAAGAAGCTTGACTATGAGAATATAAAAATGGTGGTATGCGACAGCGGTTCGGGCGGACAAATGGTCGGCGGTGTTGCGGACTACCTGCTTGAAAACTGGGTTGACAAGTTCGGCGTGATACACAAGGGCTTGATTGATAAAAACCACAAATCGAGCGAAACGGCAAAGAGAGAGTTCCCGGACGCCTGCGACAAGCTCAAGCTTGTTGACCCAAAGGGCAACAGAAATGCGATATTTGATGCGATAGAGCAGATGGTAAAGCTGGGTGTCGTGACATTTCCTGCGGAGTACACGGACAAGGACTACCTTGTTACGATAAACGACAGCGGAGAAGAAGAACGGCACGAGCTGACACACGAAGAACAGGTGTCGCTTGCGCAGATTGAACTCTTGAAAACAGAGATAGTCACGATGTGCAAGTACGAGAACAAGGGTGCAATATCCTACGACCTTGACATAACGAAAAGGCGCATAATGCACGATGACCGAGTGTTTGCATTCGGACTGATGTGCTACTGGTTTGCAGGGCTTAGACGTGGAGAGGTTATCAACAGTTCAAAGCCCAAGAGGGACTTGAGCCACCTGCCGAAATGCGTGTCAAGGCTTGATTTTTAAGGTGATAACATGGAAGATTTTGATGTGGTGCTTACCTCACAGGCAACAGAGGATATAACCGCAGTGACGGAATCGGCGGCGGAAAGACGGTTCGCCTCGGCGACCGCAAGATACAGCCCAAAGAATGAAGCATACAGTACGTATCTTAGAGATATGGGCTGTTACGGCTTAAGAGTGACTCCGCTTCTGCTTGATGAGCTGGCGATAAATGCGCAGAGCTGTCTTGAAAAAATACTCGAAATAAACGCCATAGTGAGAAAGTATATCAACAAAAACGACATAATCGGAAAGGTTATCGAGATAATCGATTCGAACACAAACAGCAACTACAAGCTGTCGTGGAGTAACCTCAAGGAAGGCTATGACGAGGAAACACTCGAATACGCCAAGAAGCTGATAAACGACTTTAACGACACGGTGAACCTTAGAAGGCTGATTAAAAACGCCGTGGTTACTGCGTACTCCGAGGGTAACTTCATCTGCTGCTGCCGTAACGATACAGTCGTAAACTGGTTCCCGCTGGGTGTAGCCGAAATATCCGACTATGACGTAAACGGAGACCCGGTTGTCCTGATAAACATGAAGGAGCTGCTCAAACGGCTTAGAAAGCAGAAAAAGCGCAGGTTCTTCGGCAAGCTTGACGAGGAGATAAAGGAGAATTATCCCACGGAGGTATATGAAGCGTACAAAGCAAAGGAGCATTATGCACGGCTTGACTATCGCTACACGGGTGTCGTGAGGATAAACAATCAGAACAGAAAGTACGGGCTGACACCTGTATTCAGGGCGTTGTACCCTGCACTGATGTTAGAGCAGTTTGACGATACGGACATGGCAAACGCCAGAGTTAAGGCAAGAAAAATTCTTGTTCAGACAATGCGCAAGGAGCTGTTAAGCGAGGACTACAACCGTGAGAGGTTTTTTGAATTGCAGGCGTACAATCACGACACGCTCTTGCAGGCATTTTCGCAAAACATGGTGCTTGTCACGACAGACCCGAGCGTTGAGGATATAAAGTACGTTACCTGCGACAACACGGAAGCGACGGACAGTGAAACGCTTAACACGTACCGTGAGAGAATACTAAGCTCATTGGGCGTGGGATTTTTAATGTCAACGTCAAGCACGGGCGCATCCACTGCGGCTATCGCACTGAATGAGCTGCTTAAGACAATAAACAGTATCACGGAGCAGATAGAATACTTTTTGCAAAAATGGTACTTCAATATGCTTGTAAGCAAGGGCTTTGACACGCAATATGTACCTGTAATAAAGATACTCGATTCGGAAATGCTGGACTTTGAATCGAGAAAATCACTTGCGACAACGCTGTACACGATATTTAACGGTTCTCTTACGTCCTCACTTGAAATACTGGGAATTGATATTGCGGACGAGAAGGCAAAGCGTGAAAGCGAGAACAACATCGGTATGACGGAGATTTTCTCACCGAGAGCGACAAGCTACACCACAAGCGGTGAGGAAGGCGGCAGACCGAGCAATGATGATACGGAATCGCTTGACAAGCGTGAGTATGACGAAACCTACAATAAGTATGGCAGAGTGTGAAGGCGGTGATTAAGAATGAAACTGACATATATTGCAGAAACGGTTAATGTTGCGGAAAACGATTTGTATCTTGACATGACATCAAGGCTGTGCTACTACGGTGAGCAGAACGCCAACGGATACCTCCTGCCTGTCGAAGGTGCGGAGGACAAGGCGCAAACGCTGATAGGTATGCCCGTTGTCGCTAAATATAAGAGTGACGGCGGCAAGCCCGACTTAGGCGGACACGAGATGATTAAAATCGGTGACAAGACGCTTATCGGTACAAAGGAAATCGGCGCACATCTGACCGTTGAAATTAAGGACGATACAGTAGAAATTGATGGTGAGGAAAAGACCTTGCCGTGTCTGTTTGCGACAAGCCGCATATGGCGCAGACACAACGAGAACATCATAGCGGCAATAAATCGCTTGCAAAGTGAGAACAGGCTTTATACCTCATGGGAGATACTTGTTCTTGACAGCGAGGAGAGCGAGGACGGAGTTATTACCGTAAAGGACTATCAATTTGAAGCCAACTGTCTGTTGGGTTCAAAGCATATTCCGGCATACGGCGAAACTTCAAAGGTTCTGAATGTGGCTGAAGCCGAGGAGGATATAATCGGCACTGCCGCACTTAAGGATACAGATTCGGAAAAGGAAGGTGAAGATGATATGTCAAAGGTAAAAACAGCAAGTCTTACAAGCGATGATATTCGTTTGAAGATTGATGAGAAGCTTAAGAGAGGTTGGGTTGCACTGCTTTTCCCCGAGGAGCATTATGTTCTCGCAAAGAGCTGGGATATGAACGACCTTGAATTTGACAAGGTAACATATTCGGTTGACGAGAATGACGAGGTGACAATCGGCGAGCCCGAAAGGATAAAGCTTGTCGTGCCGATTGAAGCTGTAAACACAACTATTGAGGAGAAGGACAGGGAAATCGGTGAGAAGAACGATGCGCTTGTAAGCTGCTCGCAGACCATAGCGGAGCTTAAGGACTGTAAGGAAAAGCTTGAGAAGATTCAGGCAGAGCAGCTGGAGAAGGAGCTTGCGCAAAAGAGAGCGGCGATGTCGGAATACGCCGTACAGTCGGGCTACATTTCGGCTGAGGAGCTGACAGGCAACGAGGAAATCAAGCGTTGCATAAGCGAGGCTGACGAGAGCGGACTTAAGTCAATCATAGCCGACAGACTTATGGCTTCAAAGCCGAAGGCAGTCGGAAAAATAGCGGTGTCCGCTATCGCAGACGATGATGAAACCATTGATTACAGAAGCGTAATCAAGAGATATGTCGGAAGGGAATGAGAAAATATGTTTAGATTTATGCAGAATTACGTCAACAAGCCTGCACCCGCAATGTATGCGGCAGGCAGTGACATGAAGCAGGGCATGGGTGTTGTTATTGACGGCGATGAGGTTAAATTCCCCACAGCCGCAACAGCGGAGAACATCTTCATTGCAACACGTGAAAGAATTGCGGAGGGCGCAGAGCTTGTTTACGGCGATATGCCCGACTACTCGGATATTTTTGAGAACATTAAGAGCGGCTCTCTTGTTGTTGCGGTAAGACCCACAGACCCGGAGAGATTCTTTACAGACCAGTTCACAGGCACGCTTGCGGAAGGCGATATGCTTGTCGTAGGAACGGACGGCAAGTTTGCCAAAGCCGAGAGCGGCGCTTCAAGCTGCTTTAAGGTAGTAAACGCCGCATACAAGGATTGCGGCACGCATATGGGAATACTTGTACAGGTTGTCGAGAAAACAACCGTATCGGAATAATGAAGGGAGTGACTGAATATGGCAATCAGAACTGAAATCGCAGAGATTATGGAAAGCCCTTCGAGGGTGTACAGCATAGCCGAAAGAGCTGTAGCAAGCCGCTTTAACATGAACGCATTTTCCAAGGAAGAGCGTGAAACGGCTGAGGTTATCGACGCATGGGCGAGCGAGATAGGCAAGCAGGGCGACGACAAGGGACGCCTCATTGCGGCGTTCGTCAAGAGGACAATTGAGGAGCCTATCGACAACAAGGCTGATGAGCTTATCGAGCTTATGCTTGAAGAGGATGCTATTGGCGAGTTTGATGCATATGTTGTCGAGAAAGCACCGGAGAACACGCTTATCGCATATGATGCCGCAAAGGCAGGCAACGTTGATAAGTCCTACATTGACGGCACGGCGGTAACTCCTACATGGAAGCACGCACAGGTTGAAACGGAAATACCCTTCTCAAAGCTCCGCAGCGGCGGCTTTAAGAGCATTGCAAATCTGTCCGTGTATGCGGCGGAGGCACTTAAGAACCACAAGATTATGAGTGTGTTCACGACACTTGACGCAGCTGTCACAGGCGGCGAACAGGTGTTTGCAGTAACGGGCGCAGACCCTACGGCGGAAGCACTTGACAAGCTTGCCCTGTGGTGTATCGACAATGCGGACGAGGGCGACACTCCGTTCATGTTCGCACTCAACAAGTACGCACAGAAGATAGCGAAAATGGCAGGCTACGCCTCGTTCATGTCTGAGGATATGAAGAACGACTACAACCGTTACGGACTTGTAAATATGTATCAGGGCTGTCTTATCGGCGGATATTCGGGCGCAAAGAAGACGGGTAACGGAGAGCTTATCGTACCCGACAAGAGAATTTTCGGCGTAAGCGGAAAAATCGGCGTAATTGCGGACAGAGGAGAGCTTAGAATTTACGAGTACCCCGACTATGACCGTGAAGCCATGCAGTTTAAGTTTACAGGCTATGAGTACGGCATTGCGATTACAAATCCCGAAAAGGTCGCCAAGATTACCTTCAGCGCATAAATTAAATTTATCAGGCTTTAGAAGTGTGCAGATTCCCTGCACACTTGCAAGGCTTGGAAAGGAACTTAAACAATGTCAATTAAAAACAGCAATTCAATTGCGGTGTACAACTACAATAATTTCAACGTTACAATGCCTACGAACATTGCGGAGTATTTCTTTGAACCGTGTGCAAACGGAGTGCCGAGTATTCAGTATATGTCTTTTTCGGAGATAATGTATGTAAACAGCCGCTCGAACTGTTTCAGAACAGGCTTGCTGACATTTGCCGATGAGGACAAGGAGGAAATATTCGCCGAGCTGAAATATGACGGCTGGAGGGATAACCTCACCAATTCGGAGATTGAGGATATTATTCTTAACCCCACAAAGGACGGTTTGGAAAAGCTCATAAACGTCAAGGACGATTTAACCTTTGAGAGAATAAGAGGTATTCTTACGGCATTGCAAAATTCAAACGCCAATGACATCTCGACAAGAGTTGTTAAGGCTGTCGAACACAGATATACGGAGCTGCGCAGAGGTATTCTCAAAACGCAGATTAAAATCTCCGCTGCCGCAGACAAAGCCGAAAACAAAGAGCTTGCAAGCGTTAAGGAGCAGAACAGGGAGCTTCTCACGAAGCTTGAGGAAATGCAGAAGAAGCTTGACAATCTCTCAAAGCCCACACGCAGTAAGACAAGCAAGGGGTGACAAAGCGTGCCGACCGAAAACACTTCCTTTGATAAGGTTTACGACAGGTTTTTCCTGCAAATAGAAGAAGACACAAGCTTCTTTGACTACTGGGGACTTGACGATGAGGAAGCGAAAGAGCTTGCAAAGAAAAGAGCCGAAGGATTGCTTGTTTCGGCGGTTGACGAGCTTATGTCAAGGACAACTCCCGATGTTGATTTTACAAGCTATGACTTAGAGAATCAGACGTTTGAATTTGCTCTGACGTTTGCGGAAATAAACCTCTTGTCAAAGCTTATGCTAAAGCAGTATTTGGAGCGTGACATTGCAAAGCTCAGAAGCATGATAAACGTCATGACCGCAAGCGATATAAAAACGCTGTACTCACCCGCAAACGAGCGGACAAGCTTTATGAATATGTACAACAATGTACGCCGTGAGTGCGATGTGCTGATAAGCGAGTACGAAAGCCGTGACAGGCTGACAGGCAAGCGCAGGAGCATATTTGACGGCTGATAGGCGGTGCAGGCGAGATGGATATTTCATATTTCAGAAAAATTCAAAATGCCGAGGGCTGTAAAAGTCTAAGCGAGGTGCAGAGAAATCAGGCACGGCTTGCGGTAAAACGTTCGTTTGAGAATACAATAGATGTTGTAACGCTGTATTTTTGGCGGTTAAACGCTCTTACGGAGGATACGGTGCGGTTTCAGATAAACGAGGAAAGCTATTCGTCCGGGTTTGCTGTCAAAGGCACTTGCATTGACGAGATACAAATCGGCGAGGTGCTTTACAGCGAGGAGAAGGATAACTATTTTATCTGTACCGAGAGCTACGACAAGTCGGGCGTACACTATGCCTGCAAGCTCATGAGGTGCAACTGTTTTCTCAAATGGCAGGACGATAAGCAAAGCATACTTGAATATCCCGCACTTGATATAAACGCCTCACAGTCGAGAGAGGGCGTGCAGTCGCAAAGCAAACAGATTGTGATAGGCTCGGCACAGCACGGCATAACGATAACGGCGGACGAAAACACGATAAAATTAGACCATGGCAAGCGGTTCTTCCTTGACAGAAACACCGAAAATCCAACGGTGTACAAGCTTACGCAGACGGACACGACAACGTACAATTACGGCAAGGGCTACATAAAGCTTACGCTTTGCGAGGACGAGTACGACCGCAGGCGTGACAGCACGGAGAACTTCTTATGCGACTACAAGACGGCGGGGGAGCCGACCGAAATCACATACAACGGTTTAGCCGAGGTAAGGTGCGGCGGTGCGTTTAAGACGTTCACGGCGCAGACAGCCGATGATGTAACGTGGAGTATACTTTGTACGGACGAGCAAAAAGAATCGCTTATCCTTGACACGGACGGCAACAAAGCAAGGATAAAGTGCCTAAGTGACGAAACGCTTATCGGCGGCAGCTTTAAGCTTAAAGCAAACGACAGTGAGCTTGTTATAGATATTACGGGAGGCGTGTAAGGTATGCCAAATTCAAGTGCTGTGGTGGACTGGAAAAACAGGGTAATAAGCGAAATGCTTGCAAACGATGAGCTTATGTCCTGCTTTGAAAAGACAGCAGAGGAGCTTGAAGAGATAGTCTACTCGAACATATTCCCATACGGCTACATACCTGATGTTCAGACAGCAGTAGACGTGTATATCACGGTGCAGGTATCAATACCGAAAATCACGTTTAACAAAATATGGGCGTATCCGAGGCTTACGATAAACATAATCTGTCATCAAGACAAAATGCGGCTTAAAAAAGCGGGAGTTTCGGCGGACAGAATAGACTATATGTCGGTTCTTATCGACAATATGTTTAACGGAAGCGAGGGCTGGGGCTGCGGAAAGCTGGAGCTTGCTACAAACGTTGAGGACAATTTGTCGGTCGAATACAAGTATCGGCAAATGGTGTTCGTAGGGCAGGACTTATCCGACAGCTTGTGTAATAAAGCATGATAGACGAGCTTAAAATATCCCGTGGCGGTGAAATACGTATCACGGACAAAATAACAATCTCACAGCCTACAATCGGGCAGATATGCGATATAAGCCCGACAAAGGGCGAAAGAGATTATCTCAGCTTTCTGTCGCTCATAAACGTAAACAGAATGGACAAGGAAATGATGGTGTTCCTTACCGATGAGGTAAAGGTTGACTTCATGGAGATTACAAACTTTGACCTGTTCTGTATGCTCATAACGGCGGCTGATTATGAG